AATATGCACACAGCCATCCAACTGATGTAAATAATGTATCACCAATGGAATTTATCATTGAATCAGCTTTTGGTTTTCCTCCCGGCCAAAAAGTTATTGTGTTATTTATAAAATTCATTCCATATTTTGTGTTTTCTATTATTTCAAATATAATGTGCAATATTGTTGTTGTCATAAGTGACAAACCCCAAAAATATGCTACAATGCCTACAGCAAAATGTAATAATGAATATTGGTCAAAAAATTTTAAGCCCATACTATAATCATAATAAATAAATTATATTTTTACGATAATTAAACAGACAAAAGTTAATTCTTCTTGAACTTCTAATTTTCCATGCACTACATGTTTTAATATTTCTTTATGTATTTCGGAATCATAAATATGTCCAATAGGAATATAAATACCGTCAAAGGTTGGCATATTATTTTTGTATAGTACAGCAACATATAAAAAATTATGTCAAATAAATTACAATTCAATTTTATTCGTCAAACACAATATCCTTTAAATATTTTTTATTAAAGTTGCTAACATTATTTTTTAATGCTTTTTTTGGATTAGAATATCCAAACATTTTAGCACAATTGTTTGCATCAAACCATGGCTCATAAGTCTCTTCTATACTTTTATATACTTTTTAGGTCTGATATCTCGCATAATGTTTGTAAATATACTGAGTTTACAAGAACTAGCGTATCAATATCTTTAATGTAATAAGAATGGCATTTATTTATCAATTTTTTATTTATATTTATGTAATCAATATAAATAAAAAGTTATTGGAGATTGTCTAATTCTCTCAAATTCTTTCGAGAACTCATCTCCGATTACGAAGTAAAATAGGTTTAACAATCGATATCAACTTTTTCTCGAATGCGACTGAATGATAGTTACTTATCTCTCAAATATTAATATATGACTCATTTTTATGAAAAGAATATAGTAGAAATAAAGAATGAATATACCGAATTTTTAACCAATATAATGACGCCGTTGATTTACGAAGGTATTCGTTCTATGTATAACAAGGCTATCAATTATGAGGAAGAATATATTAAGGCTGGGAAACAAAATCCGAGTATTGCCAATCCTGGTGTTTTAAAAATATTTCAGGCCTTTTTAAAAGATATTCCAAAATTAAATAGCCATATTATTGAAAACGAAACTGCACGGGTTAGAGATACGAGTAAATGTGCTGATATTTTTGATGATTTAATTAAAGCCGTCGTAAAAAGCAATATTGTATTATTAACTTTTAACGCTTCTGGTAAACAGTGCAAAATAGTAAATGAACGTTTCCACGAAACTGTTGATACAAAAATATTCATTCATAAATGTTATATTGAATGTGCAAGATTATTTTATAATTATCCAGAACTATTTTGGCATGGATATTCAACATTAGATATTAAAAGAAATCAAAGAGAAGCACAAAGATTAATTCATATTGCGGTTTGTGAGGCAATTAGAAAAATGCTTCCGATAAAATCAATACTTGAGGAGTATCTTAAAAATGATTATATCAAACACGATGAAGTACAAATTGATAATGATGATAATGCACAATATGAAAATATTAAAAATATGATACAAAAGGATTTACATGAACAACCTGATGATAATGGAAGAAGAATATTCATGTCATCTGAAGAAGAGAAACAAGAAGAAACTGGCTTAGATGAATTGGAGAAGAATGTTGAAGGTTTAGAAAAAATGATAAAGGCGGATGAGAATAAGATAGAAGAAAATAAAGTGGAAAATAAAGTTGATGATAGGATAAATGAATTAAAAATGGAAGAACCCGTACATGAAATATTCGAAAAAAAGGATGATACCGAAGAAGAGTTTAAAAAAAGGATGAATAATATAAATCTTGATGATTTGATATTAAATAAAAAAACGGGTATTAAAAAAACTAAAAGTATAAGTGTTGGAGTTGGAGCAACACCACATGAAACTCCAAAAATAGATGATATGATTCCTCTCGAAAATGAGATTGTAAAATCTAGAATGTATGAAAAACCTATAGATGGGTCTCATGATAGAAATGTATTCTTCGATGCGATGTTAAACAAGTGAATTAAATTTCTTATAACAAAGTATAAATAGCAATGGACATATTAAAAAATCCAATAGTCTTGGGTCTTGCCGCAGGAGTTATTATCTACGTATACCTTCTTTGGACTCAAAAGGAGAAGAAGAATAAAGCAGGTAAAAAAGTTAAACAGGATGTCAATATAATGATTCCTGCAATAGTAGCTGTTGTTGTTTGGTTTATAGTTTACGGATATACTGAATTTGGTGGTGAAAACGAAGTTACAACCACGACAGTTCCAAATCCCGATTTACGATATAAACTTGTCAATAATAATTCAACATCTGATAGTGTTGCATCATTTAAATTGATCAATAAAGGGGTAAATATTCCAAGTAATTTACCAGATGTTTTTATTGAAACGTATTAAATCATAATTTATTATACATCTAATTAAATAATTAATTGGATATATTTGATACCGTTTAAATTATAATTTAGAATAATCCATCTCTAGCCTCCTTATACAAATTATCATTATAATCACCTTCATTATAATCTTTAAACCATGCCGAATAGAACGATCCATCTGGATCAACAGCAACGGCTCTATTTTTATCATCTCTATTTATTACCAATCTTCCACTATTGCCTTGTCTCATTAACCATTTATTATTTCTTATACCACCCATTGCATCCATCCATCCGGCCGATCTCAAATAACCCGAACGTAAGTTTCCTCCTTCAACATTAGTACTATTGCTAATCAATGTTTCACCATTACTAGATCCAATTGATAATTGTTTATTATCTTCTGCATATATACCGGGTCTTCCCCATGCACAACCAACACGCAATCTACCACATTTTTCCTGATCATTGAAATAATATCTTCCACCATTAAATTCACCACCACCATTGACACTTAATGTATTCAAAGTAGTTGCTCCTCCAACAGATAATGCGTTTTTAACAATTAAGTTATCAACAGTCATATTTTGACTATTATAAACAGACGCGATGTTTTGTATCGCCTCATTATTAAAGTGTTCCGAAGTATTATTTATAGAAATAAATAGTGAAACTAACGCCAATGCAATTATGTATTTATATTTTACATCGAATGTTGTTCCAATCGCAATAATGATCATTATTCCGATCAATATGTTTAATATTGTTATTATATTCATTATATTAATATGATAAGAAATTTTGTCTCATTTATATTTATAGAGGAATGGGCATAAAAGATGTACAAATTAGAAATGGCGAAAAATTACCGATCAAACCTTTTAAATTAGAATATATGAACAGTGAACCGAATAAAATGCCATCAATACTCATGATTGCAAAAAGAAATTCTGGTAAAAGTTGGATTGTCAGAGCTATCATGTATCATTTTAAAGATATTCCTGTAGGATTAGTTATTTCGCAAAGTGATGATGTCAACCCATTTTATTATAATTTCTTTCCAGATTCATTTATTTATTATAAATACAGAACCGACATTATTGAAAAATTAATGATGAGACAAGGTGAAATAATTACGAAAGCAAAACATAAAGTACTAGAAGGAAAAAAAATAGATACAAGAGCATTTATTGTTATGGATGATTGTTTATCAAGCAAAGGTTCATGGGTTCGCGATGAGCCAATTTTAAAATTATTATTCGAAGGCAGACATTATCATATTATGTATATATTAACTCTGCAAACACCATTAGGTATTACTCCTGAATTAAGAAGTAATTTTGATTATGTATTTCTTTTGGCAGAAGATTTTGTTTCTAATCAAAAGAAGTTATATGAACACTATGCAGGTATGTTTCCAGATTTAAACTCTTTTCGACAAATTTTTGCACAATTAACAGAAGATTTTGGATCAATGGTTATAGCAAATAAGGGAGCGAGAAGAAACTTTTTAGATAAAATATTCTGGTATAGGGCTCCAAATTTATCTAATGAAAAAATTCAAATTGGATGTAAACAGTTCAATGAATATCATGATCGTAATTATAATAAAGATTGGAGAGATATTCATGAAAAGAAAAAGATTAGCATTGATGAATACGTTAAGGCTAAAAAGAAAGAAAAAGAAACTCTCGTGGTTAATAAAATAAATACAGAACGCGGTGATTCAGATTCATCAAAAAGAAAGAGATAAATTTGTAGTTTTTACCTACATATAATAATATAGTTCTAATGACAAGAACAATATTAATGATATTGATATTTTTAGGCATATTACTTATCACTATAAGTATTACGAGAAATGAAGTTGAATGTCCAAAAGAAAGAGTTATATATAAATACCTCCCAAGAACATTTGAAGAAGAACAAAATGAACCAGTTTATGTATCAGATATATTTAGGGCGATGTTTACACAACCTTCACCATGGATAGGTAGTATTAATGATATTGATACAAGAAAAAGAGAATCAATAAATAAATTCTTTATCAGTCAAACATAAGTCAATTTAATTTTTGTTTTCACTGTTATCCGCTTTTTTGGCTCGATAATTCTTGAGATACTCTTGCATTTTACTAATATTGCTATTAATATTTTTAATCTTATCAGTTGAATCATTCACAATCTGGTTATTCTGTCTGAGTCTTTCCGTTTCTTTCTGAACTAACTCCTCTCTCACCTTGAAATCTTCCGTGGGATTTGCATTTCGTCTCGCTTGTAAAGTTTTTCTCATTCTATCACGGATAGCAGTTCCATCTCTGTTTTGTGGTGGTCGTGGAACATGTTTTGTCTCTGGTGGAGCTGAAATCTCTTTTGAAGGTTCAACCGCTCCCTTTTTAATAGATTCTGCAACTCTTCGTTTGTGAGCTTTAGTATCAGTGTCAACTTGTTCTTTCTTCTTGCCAACAAGATTGTTAAGAATTTCATTTTGTTTATTTTGTTGGGCCTGCATTAATTTATTAAGTTTTGGATCATCATATTCGCTCTCTTTTGTGCTATTCGGATCGGGATCCCAAGGTAACCATTTACCAACCTCCCCAACGAATACATGGAAATATTTATCCATTGATTGTAATTTCTTTGCTGCATTTCTGGCTTCTTGTTCTGTAGCATAAACTCCTCTTACTTTTAATCCTCTAACTGAACAATTCATAATACCTTCTGGAGAGACAAATGATACACAGACCCATGTTTGACCTTGAATTGGAGGGTCTTCATCTAGATGATCAATCATTGTATATTGCTTTTGTGGTTCATCCGTAGTTACTTCTGTATTATCGGGATTTTCAAATTCAGCATCGACTAAATTTAGTTCTGTGTCTGCCATGATATTAAAACTTTATACTATATGTGTTTAAGTGATTTTAAATTATTCGTAATGAACTCGAGGATAGTATGTATCTAGAAACATAAATCCACTAGTTATAATCAATGCAGGTGTATATGTATCTTTCATTTCTAGTTTTGCCACATATATTAAACTTAACATTACAATAACGAACATTATTATCATTCTGGTCGTTCTTGAAAATATATCAGTAAAGTCCATAACTAATATATTATATCAAGTGAAATTTTAATGAAATTTAAAGTGATGGATGAAATTTCCAATTAAGATCGATACATATCTTTTTCCATATTATGTCTTGCGCTCTTAATTTTTCTCTACTCTTTAATAAACTAAAATATCTCGCATGATTTGGCATATCTAATATTAAGAATATTTTATGAAGCACATACGAATAATTCAAGAAATTAGAACGATCTGCAGGGCAATGTTTCTTAAATGGATCCTGAATACTTTTGAACATAATTTTAATCTTATCCTCAATTTCTCTCGTTAAAATTGGCGGTGGAGTATGAGTAATACGACTAAATATATGTTGTGAATGTTCATAATAACAATTCAAACGATATTTCTTTAATATCGATATTATTAATCTTGGAGTAACTTTATCCAATCTAATTCTTCTTTTTAGAAGTTCTCTATTAATGATAGTATAAACGTTATCTGGAATATCTGCAGTTTCTTTTGATTGATATTGATTGAGTTTTTCGATAAGATGATTAATTTTTTTATAAGGATATTTGGGTTTTTCGTTAAGTGAATCTTTATGACTTGGGATTTCACTCTCAATAATGATATATTCGGATTCGCCACAATTTTGACATGAATATATACCATCTGCTTGAATAAGAGTTTTTTCAATATTGCATTTCGAACACATTTTTATAGGAGATACTTTATTCTTATCACTCGCATAATCCGTACTTATTAATAATAAATATTGATCCTGTAAAGTAGCTTTACTTATTTTATCTATTGAAGGCTTAGATGGATCTGTACCTAAAAATGACAATATCGATTTACCTTGATTAACATCTCTTTGAATTCTCCTTTTTTTGATTGGTCGTTTTTGTTTTCGATTTTGTTTACTCATCTCATTTAATTTTGTCAATTTATCAGATATTTCATCTAACTTTTCTGATTCTTCATATACTACAATTTCATCTTCTGATAATTCTACTTCATCTGGTATAACTTCTGGAGTATCATGACTATAATAACTCAAAAGTATATCACTCGTCTTTGAAAAATATTCGAGTTCCTCAAAATTATTTTCAGCATATTTTATTTCTATTAATATTTGATCTATTTGAGTTTTGATATCCGCTTTTATTTTGATATCATCATTTGACAATTCGTATCCTGCTTTACTTTCTAACTCTTTCAATTGATCTCTGAGGGATGCTAATTCTTTTCGTAGATTGGGAAGACCAGTTCGTCTCTCATTAAAATGATCAACTTGCTCTCTGTGAAGTTCGTCGAGTGTTTTAATATCATTGAGAAATTTAAGTTTGTTGGGCTTGTACTTAAAATAAGCCATAGTTTGATTTAAATATCCCAATATAATGTACCCATCTTTAAGCTATATATGTGTAAATAAACGTACCAATATATTATTGCGTTTTTAAGAAATTTATATTAATAATCATAAATATAACATCATTGAGGCATCATAACAAATTATATGTAAATAATGTAAACTGAAGTTAAAATAATCAAATATATTTGATGTTAATCGATATAGATTTTAATCTTTAATAATGATTGATAATTTTGACGAATTAACCAAATTAATCATCATGGTTATACAATGTACTGTAATATATAATGCCAAATATTATGGTTGGAAAGCAGAAGTATCATCTAATTCCATCATATTAACAAAAAAGAAATGCGATATGACTGAACTTGATAATAATATGTCTGCCCTCATTGATACTTTTTTCAATCAAGAACAGTTTGAACGAACCAAAATTTTAATGTAAATTTCAAGAATTCGAAAAAATAAAAAGGTTATAAGTAAGACAAAAAATACCAATTTAATAATAAATAAATCTGTAAAATCAGACTTGACTTTACGCATTTATAGAGTATAGATTAAATTTTCTCATACGTAAGTATATACCAATATGGGTGGTGGCTTAATGCAATTAGTCGCTTTGATAGCCAGAGCGTAAAAGTCGATTTAGAATATCGGCTAGTTGATGATAATTTCATCAGCGACATCATTAATTTGCGGGGAGTTC